TATCAATTACGTACTGGCCTATCAGGAATCGAGTCAGTAAGAATACCAAACTACCCAACCATAACAACTGACCCCTATTCACGCATATTCCTTAATTGGAATACTAAATTTTTCAGACAATCTGCTTCAGAGTTTATGGAAGCACCAATTAGTGCTCCTTTTATTATACTCGGNGTTACAGCAGAAGGAATTGTCAACCCAGTAGCGACTCCAGCAGGTGCAATGATGCCTCATGAGCTGCAAGCTAACCTATTACACAACCTTATCGAAGGTACATCACCATCCATCCCGACATGGAATGTCACAGTAGAGCTGGGAGCTGCAGTTTTGGCTCTACTGCTGATTTTACTAGCATCAAGAAGCGTTTATTTCTCACTACCTATGATAATTATCGTAATCGGTGGTTGTATTTACGCAGTCCTGGAAGCTTATAAATCTTCTTACTTGATTGACCTTAGTGGTGTCGTAATTATCTCCATTTTGTTTTGGAGTATTGTAACTTTCAAGAGTTTCATTACAGAGTATTTGCAGAAACTTCGAATCAAACAACAATTTGGAACGTATGTTAGCCCCGACCTTGTGAAAAAATTACAGGAGGACCCAACATTACTGAGATTGGGTGGGTTCACAGAACGACTAACTTTTCTTTTTTCGGATATTCGAGGATTTACTCCCATCTCTGAAAAATACCAGAAAGATCCACAAGGACTTACTAATCTGATTAACCGTTTTCTTGACAATCAGACTGAGATAATACTTAAACACGGTGGTACAATAGATAAATATATGGGAGACTGCATCATGGCATTTTGGGGTGCTCCTCTTCCTGACGAAAAACACGTAGAGAATGCTACAGCAGCGGCTATTGAAATGAGAGTAGCCTTAGGAGAATTGAATGAAAAACTCAGAGAAGAAGGCCTGGATGAGATTAACACAGGAGCGGGAATTAACACAGGACTCTGTGTCGTTGGCAACTTTGGTAGTACTACACGGTTTGATTATAGTGTCCTTGGTGACTCTGTTAATTTGGCTGCAAGGCTAGAATCAAGTTGTAAAGAATACGACGCAGATTTAATTATATCAGAGCACAGTTTAGTAGATGGCTACGATTATGAATTTCTAGACGAGGTGACTGTCAAAGGCAAGTCGGAACCAGTTAAAATCTATACCATACGAAAATAGTACTTGACAGGCAGCTGATAATTTGATATAATTTTCACTATAGATGTGGATATTTCCACAAAGATTAAAAGGGGAAAGCATGGACTCAGTAGAAGCAGTAGCAGCAGCGTTAGAGAAACACGAAGCTATATGCGCTGAGCGTTGGAAAACAATTTTTAATAAGATAGCAGATATTGAAGAGGCGTCTGATACTAGATTTAATAGAATCGATGAGAAGACTACTAGAATAGAATCTATCCTATTAGGATGCGCAGGCTTTCTACTCGTAACCTTATCAGGAGTGGTAGTTACAATGATAACTATGCACTAGGAGAAACAATGGACACAGAATACATGAAAAAAGATTTAACTAAATCACCAAAGAAGAAAAGCGGAAATACACTACCAGAAGGCTGGCAGTTAAACTTAATCAGAGGGGTTTGGAAAGTTAGAGATAGCGAAAACACACTAACAATTTATGCAACAGAAGAAGAGGCATGGGATTACATTAATGGCTAAAAACAAAACAAGTACTATGGAAGAAGCATTAGCTAAAGCAGTTAAAGGTTTCGAAGATAATACAGGAGAAGTCGTAACAGAAGAAGTACCTGCCATGGCAAGTAGAATCAAAAGACTACTAGCACGCAAGAAAACCTTGCAACGACAAAGAAAGAATCATTTGCCTCAATCTTTGAAGTGAACAACAAACTGCACCATGCAGATAGATTAAAAATCTGCAAGAAGTGTCCAGAGTTCGATAAACGATGGAGAAGCTGTAAAGTGTGCAAATGTTTTATGCCCCTGAAGACTAGAATAAAACGGGCAGAGTGTCCAGTCGGTAAATGGACATAAACTGGAGGTGATTCTCAAAGTTTTTGAAGAGCGGTGACCTAATACTAAGCGTAAATGCATGAATACATTTCATGACACGGAAATAACTCATAGGTCCCGACTCTTCCCCTTTTGGGATATTATTATGGAAAAATTAGAAATTATTATGGGATGGCACAGAGACTGGATAGTAGGCTGGCAAGAGAAACTTGGACTAGATGACTATACAATGATGTGGATATCCTTTGGAGAAGGAGTATTACTTACTTCTATATTTGTATGGTTAATATGATTAAAAAATTATGGAATATACTTACTGGCAAAGACCTAAATGGGGACGGCAAAGTAGATATAAAAGATGATATGATTAGAGCAAAAAAGAAAGCTCACAAGTACAACTATAAGCCTAGTAACGCACACAATGAATAGAACAATGGCAGAAGCAAAAACTCACTATAGGGCCTCTTTAGGTCATGGGGTAAAGATGGTTACAGAAACCACACTAAAGCAGAACTTTCCTAATCCAACGGGAGCTGCTATTACAAGCTTCGTAATATATGCCAATGAATCCACAATAACAGTAGACGCCAGTAATGAATCGTTCTCCCTAGTCGGAGAAGGTTCATATGCAGGTATAGACAACAGTTTTACATATGGAATAAACTCCTTTGTAAATACCGTAGTCACTAAAAATTTAACAGAAACAAGAAAATTTAATAATACTAGTGGAGCCTTCGGTGGCTTATATCTCGTTACTAAAGATACCAATATGTTATATAGAATGGTATCAGATGGAACAACCGTAACCGCAGTTAGAATTATGGGGTTTGGCAATATGAATGAAAATCGCCTACCATGGTTCAATGGGAGCATACTCACAGGCACAGAATTAGTCTGGGTTTAAGCTAAGCGTCCGAAAGGACAGATAAGGGGAGAGATATGATAGATCTTCTAGTATGGATTACTAAATTAATTTCAGTAATTCCAACAATCGTATTAGGTGCATCACTGATTGCAGCTTTAACGCCTACACCAGTAGACAACGGTTGGTTAAAAAAGATTTACACAGTTATCGATTGGTGTGCGTTAAACGTAGGCCGAGCGAAGGACAAGTAAACTATTACAATGAGCCCCGTAGAGGGGCTTGTTTTCACCTTTAAGGAGGCCTATGGATTTGTACGAAAAGTTCGAGTTACCAAGTCAAATGCAGAAGATTGAGAAATCTGTAGCAATATTGATTATGCAACATAGGGCAAGACTAGAGAAATTACACAAGTTGAAAGATTACACAACTATGAAAAAATGTAACTTTCGAGAAAAACAATTAGATAAATTGTTAAACAGAGGATAAAATCATGAAAATGAGACTATTAGGAGCAGAAGCAGCTTGCGGTACTACCGTAGGGGCAGCCTCCACATTTTTAAATTCTAATTACGTTAGAATTTTTAACAATACCGCTACAGTTCAAGTCGTGACAATAGCAAACGCTGCCGATGTAACATTGGGAAGCATTAAAGTATCTGCATTTGGTACTGAAATAGTATATAAAGAAACAACGGATCAAATATTTGCAGCAGCAGCTACCGTGTTCGGTACGCCAGTTCACGTAGATTAATGGCAACCAAGGACCCCAGGTTAAAACGGGCTGGAGTTAGTGGTTTTAACAAGCCTAAAAGAACACCTGGACACAAAACCAAATCACACATTGTGGTGGCTAAAAGTGGTAGTCAGATAAAGACTATTCGTTTTGGACAGAAAGGTGCTAGTACTGCTGGTGCGCCAAAAGCTGGTGAATCAGACAGAATGAAAGCAAAAAGAAAAAGTTTTAAAGCAAGACACGCAAAAAACATTGCGCGTGGTAAAATGTCCGCCGCTTATTGGGCCGACAAGGTTAAATGGTAAGGAGAAAACTATGAAAGGAATGTATGGAAAGAAAAAACCTACGAAGAAGAAGCCTGCAAAGAAAGCTGGTAAGAAGAAATCAGGTGGTGGGTTAACAGCAGCACAGAAGAAGTTGCCTAAAGCACTTCAGATGGCTATGATGAAAAAGAAAAAGAAGTAATGCCTAGAAAAGCTACGACTAAAAAGAAAAAGTCAACAGTAAATGCAGCAGGAAACTACACTAAACCTACTATGCGTAAAAATTTATTCAATAGGATAAAAGCAGGTAGCAAAGGTGGAGGCCCAGGCCAGTGGTCTGCAAGAAAAGCCCAGATGTTAGCATCAGCTTACAAGAAGGCTGGCGGAGGATATAGAAAGTAATGAAAGGCGTAAAACACTATAAAAAAGATGGAACAGAACATAAAGGCACTTCTCATAAGATGCCTAATGGAGAGTTACATACAAACAAATCTCATACTAAAACAAGTGTAAGGCTTTTTCACTTTAAAGATCTAAGCAAGACAGCAAAAGTAAAAGCTAAAGGTAGAAAGTAATGGCTTTAAAGAAGTCACAGAAGTCCTTAAAAAAGTGGACTAAACAGAAGTGGAGAACCGCTAGTGGCAAGAAGTCATCTAAGACTGGAGAAGTATATGCTCCTTCAAAAACTATAGCTAAACTAAAATCTACCGCAGCAGGTAAGAAGAAACTAGCGGCAGCAAATCGAAAGAAGAGAGCTGCTAGTAAGAAAGGAAAACAACACGCTAGCCACGGGCTACACAAAGGAAGAAAGAGATGACACAAGTAAGTGGGCAGAAATTATGGTTGGATGAAGGAATAGTACATGGTACTAAATTTATGAAACAACTAATGAATACTGAAAAGAAAAGACCATTGAGTCCAGCAGAGGAAAACCTTAAGAATCTTTCTGCCGCTTATGTATACTTATATAACAAGGCTCTCGTTCTAGGAATACTAGAAGAGGATGAAGAAAATTTATTTGAAGACGAGATATTGCATTGATACAAGTAAGTAGAACAGACATCTTATCAGATGGCTTAATGAAGTTTAGTGATAACAGATTCATTAAGCTACCAATCGACGGCTATATGGATTTGTTAGGAATAACTCCTAATACTTCTCAACACGCCATTATAAACGCAATCAACAACCCAAAATATCGTTTCGTTACTGCAGCCGTTTCTAGGAGGCAGGGCAAAACTTATATTGCAAATATTATAGGACAATTAATCACTTTAGTTCCAGGAGCTAATGTATTACTTATGTCACCCAACTACTCACTATCCCAAATTTCTTTTGAACTTCAAAGAAGTTTAATCAAACATTTCGATTTAGAAGTTACTAGAGATAATGCTAAGGATAAAGTTATAGAACTTACCAATGGTTCTACAATCCGTATGGGTTCTGTCAATCAGGTTGACTCTGTAGTTGGTAGAAGTTACGATTTAATTATCTTTGATGAGGCCGCACTTGTGGATGGTAGAGATGCCTTCAATGTAGCACTAAGACCCACACTAGATAAAGAAAATTCTAAAGCAATCTTTATATCTACTCCAAGGGGTAGGAATAATTGGTTTGCAGAATTCTGGCATAGAGGATTCAGTGATGAGTTTCCAGAATGGTGTTCTGTAAAAGCTACCTATCATGAAAATCCACGAATATCTGATACAGACATCGAGGAAGCTAGGAAAACTATGTCTGAGTCTGAATTTAATCAAGAATACATGGCAGACTTCAATGTCTTTGAAGGCCAGGTATGGGCATTTGACCACGAGAAATGTGTTGCAGACTTATCAGAAATAGATTTAAATGGAATGGATGTATTCGCAGGAATGGACGTAGGTTACAGAGATCCTACAGCTTTCTGTGTTATGGCATACGATTGGGATGCAGATAGATATTATCTATTAGATGAGTACTTTGATTCAGAGAGAACTACTGAACAACACGCTATAGAAATAGGCAAGCTCGTTGAGAAGTGGAATATAGATTATATTTATATTGATTCAGCAGCTCAGCAAACAAGATTTGACTTTGCACAAAATTACGATATTACTACTATTAACGCCAAGAAATCTGTACTTGATGGTATTGGACATGTAGGCGGGATTATTGATAATGATAAACTAACAGTACACCAGAGATGCGAAGAGTCTTTAATAAGTTTAGACCAGTATCAGTGGGATCCAAATCCTAATTTATTAAGAGAAAAACCCAAACATAATTACGCGTGTCACATGGCAGACGCCTTGCGCTACGCTCTATATTCGTTCGAGACAAGTGTTACATCATTCTAATATACCCCACCAAAAAATAGTTCTTGACATATGCTCGAATATTTGGTACAATTCTAATATAGAAGTAGGTTTATGACTTTAAAAAGAGATTTAGTAAAGTATGTTCGGGACAAAGCCAAGTCTAAATATAATAAAGGAACGGAATGTTATATTTGCGGCAGTCAAGAGAACTTAGACTTTCATCACTTTTATGGTCTAACCGAGTTATTAGAAGTATGGTTAAAGAAAAATAAGATAACCATAACTTCAGAAGACGAAATTTTAGGTGTTCGAGAGCAATTTATCGAAGAAGAACACGAGAAACTTTATGACCATGCTGTTACACTATGTCATAGCCACCATTTACGATTACATGGTATCTATGGGAAACGCCCAACACTAATAACAGCAAAAAAACAACAACATTGGGTAGAGATACAGAGAAACAAACATGGCATGGTATGATTTTATAACAGGTAACAATAAAGACGTTGAGGAAAAACTCAATCCGTCTCAATTTGTCATCTCAAGAGATCAAGGTCTAGAAGTACTTTCTAGAGAGAACATTACCAATTACCGTAATGCTTACGAACAATTAGAAGTAGTAAACCGAGCAGTCAACATGATAGTGGATGACGCTGCGGAAATACCTTTTGATGTAGGTGAGCAAGTAACAGGATTAGATAGTGCATATAAAGGAATAAGACGGTCAAAAGTCAATGTTCTACTAAATGTACAACCAAACCCATTTCAAGATGTAAGTGCTTTTAAAAGAAACTTAATAATTGATTTAATGATAGATGGTAATATCTTTATATATTTTGATGGTGCTCATCTGTACCATCTTCCAGCAGACCACATGGTTATTCATACTGATGATAATACTTATGTAGAAAAATATACATATGACCACAGTATAGACTATAGTCCAAGTGAGATTATCCACATAAAAGAAAACAGTTTTAACTCTATTTATAGAGGAGTACCTAGACTTAAACCTGCATTTAGAACAATGCAATTATTGTCTAGCATGAGAAACTTCCAGGATAACTTCTTCAAAAATGGAGCAGTACCAGGACTAGTACTAAAATCGCCAAACACTCTTTCTGAGAAAATCAAAGAAAGAATGTTATCAGCTTGGGTTGCAAGATACAATCCACAGTCTGGAGGCAGACGTCCACTATTTTTAGATGGTGGATTAGAAGTTGAGAATCTAACTGAAGTAAACTTCAAAGATTTAGACTTCCAAGACGGTATTAAAGCTAATGAGAAAATTATCTTAGAAGCTATAGGAATACCACCAATTTTAATGGATGGCGGGAATAATGCGAACATTCGCCCTAATCACCGTCTTTATTATTTAGAAACCATACTGCCTATTACTAATAAAATAGCATATGCTTTCGAGAGATTCTTCGGCTTTAAACTGGACGAAGAAGTGTCAGGAATTCCTGCACTTCAACCAGAGTTAAAAGACCAAGCGGCGTATTACGCTACACTTGTGAACACTGGTATATTAACACCGAACGAAGCAAGGGAGGCCTTACGACTTGAGAAGATCAACGGATTCGATACACCGAGAGTTCCTGCAAATATTGCAGGCTCCGCAAGCAATCCAGCAGAAGGCGGTAGACCGCCCGAAGACACAGAGGACTAAATATGACAAAAGATATGATGGTAAAAGCTCTTTCAGACTTCTGCGCCAGCAAAGGCGTTGAAACTATGAGCTTGCCCGAATACAAATCACATGGAAGTGATGTTCCAGTTAAAGACTTTATGCTTAGAAGAGCATGGGGTTCTTGGGCTAGAGTTATTTCTATGATGAACAAACGTTATCCTGTCCAAGTAGTAGCACCAAAGGTAGAGGAAGTAACAGCACCTAAACCTAAAGCTACTAAGAAAGGAGAGAAATAATGTCGGATAAAATTTTTCATTGGGCGTCCACTCTTAAATCTTTAGGAGAAGACGACGACGGTTGCTTACAAATTAAAGGTTCCGCAAGTACAATCGATTTAGATCGTGCAGGCGACATAATTGAAGCACAAGCATGGACAAAATCAGGCGGACTGGAGAACTTTAAAGGTAATCCAATAATCTTGTTTAATCACGACTATAATAAACCTATAGGACGTGCTACTGATTTAGCAGTAACCGATAAAGGCTTAGATATAACTGCAAAGATATCTAATGCCAATGCTGAAATAAAGAATTTAATTAAAGATGGCGTACTTGGAGCTTTTTCTGTTGGTTTCAAAGTCAAGGACGCTGATTATATGACTGAAACCGATGGATATAAGATAAAGGACGCGGAACTTTTTGAAGTTTCTGTAGTATCAGTGCCTTGCAACCAGGGAGCAACGTTCTCTTTAGCAAAATCATTCGATAATATGGAAGACTATAAAAAATTCCAAAACCAATTTATTAAGGCTAACTCAGGTGCAGCAGCAGACGCTGTTAAAATTGAGCAGCCAAGCGGGGAGCAATCCCAAAACATGGAGACTAAAATGTCAGAAGAAAAGAAGACTCCTGAAGCAGGCTTTGACCTTGAAGCATTTGCAAAAGAAGTAGCAGAAAAAACTGCAACTACAATTGCTATGAAACAAGCAGAAGCTAAAGCAGCTGAAGAAAAAACATTAACTGAGCAGGCTGAAAAGCAAGCTGAAGTTGAAGTTTCTGAAAAAGCTGTTCAAGAAGCTAAACAGGAAGAACAAAAATCTGTAATCCAAGCAGGATTAACAGGAGCCGAAAGGCTTATCTCAGATGTTGAGAAAAGAGTTAACGAAAAACAAGAAGATCTTGGTAAAGTAGTTAAAGAACTCGAAGCTCAACTAGTTGAGAAATCATCAGAAATCATGAATATTCGTGAGTCAAAAAGACACTTCGGTGATAGAACAGGCAGCACAGACTGGAAAACAGAATTTAAAGAAGATGTAATCGACGCTAAATTCGCAGGTCTTGCTACAGGAAAAGGTTGGAATAACAATCATGCAAAAGCATTAATGGAAAAAGTTAATGTAATGTCAGGTGTTGAAGTATCATCAGCTGATTTTGAGCAAATTGTTTCAACTAACATTGAAAGAGATATTCAAAATGAGTTAGTATTGGCTCCTCTATTTAGAGAAATCCCAATGAACTCTGCTAATATGATTATCCCAATCATGCCAGATAGCGGCTATGCTGAATTTACAGCTAACCAAGTAGCTTCTGGAAGCGCACCGAAAGGTAACTTAGACCCACGAGGCGATGCATATGATCCAGCTAATGGAGCAGGTGTCGACTTAACTGAGAGAACACTTTCAACTAAAAAATTAATTTCACAATCATACTTAGGTAATGAAACTGAAGAAGATGCTATCCTACCGATTCTTCCTTTAATTAGAGAATCAATGGTAAGATCTCATGCTAGAGCAATGGAAAACGCTATCTTAGCTGGTAATCACGCAGACGGTGCTTTTGGTACTGGCGGTGCAGCTTTTGAAGGGCTAATCACAATGGCTGGGGCTAACAAGACCCAATCAGCTACAGCTTTTGCTACTGATAAACTAACAGCAGCACAGTTGTTAGGTGCTAGAAAGAACATGGGTAAATATGGTATCAATCCTTCAGACGTAGTATATGTTGTCTCTCAAAGAGGCTACTACGAATTACTAGAAGATGCTGAGTTCCAAGATGCTAACCTAGTTGGTAATCAGGCAACTAAGCTTACTGGTGAAATTGGAACTGTATTTGGTTCAAGAGTATTAATGTGTGATGAATTTGCTGCTCCGGCAACAGGTAAAATGCACGCTCTTGCAGTAAACCCAAGAAACTTCGTATTACCGAGACTTAGAGGTGTAACCATTGAGTCCGATTATGAAGTAGCTAATCAAAGAAGAGTCCTAGTGGCTTCTCAAAGATTAGGATTTACGGATCTAATTGATGCGTCAACTTCTTGTCACGTACTACAGTACAAAGCTAGTTAATAGCTAATTACGGTTTTTGTGGGGTTTACCTAAAACCCCACACTTTTTAACTATGGCAGACTTAATAACAGTAAATGAATACAAAGACGCAGAAGGCCTTCGAGGAGAGAAGGATGACGACCGTCTAAATGTTATGGTACCTCTGGTATCTGATTTAGTTAAGAAGTATTGTGGAATAAGTTTTGTAGACTTTTTCTCCACAGATAAAATTGAAACTTTTACAATCAATGACAACTACACAAGCACCATTACAATGAGTGAAAGTCCGTTAGTTACGGTTGATACAGTAAAAGAAAGACCAGACTATGGAAGTCCTTATGTAACTCTTACTACAGGCAACTACGAATACTATGTAGATGCAGAAAGTGATGCGGTTATAAGAACAAACGAAAGTGGTAATCCCATCTCTTGGAAAAAAGGAGTAGGTTCTGTACAAATTACATATAATGCAGGATATTCAACATGCCCAAGTGATTTAAAACTCGCACTCTTTGACTTAGTAAATTATTACATGAAAGACGAACATAAAGAAAGAAGAAGTTTAGGCAATGCCCAAATGAGTAACCA